TTACTGGATGTGGATTTGGCCGCGAATGGGCAGGCCGGTCAGGGCAAAGTCGGCATAAGCATATGGGAATGGCTGGAAGGGGGCGTTAGCAATAATTTCTTGCACCTGCTCTCGCTGTGTTGACTCGTAGGCAAGGTATTCGGGGCTATTGTGAAATTGGCTGTAATCAAGCCCGATGTTTTGCAGGGTTTGTGCATGGACATGAATCATATTGGAAATGATATTAGCGATTTGCGTAAAATCACTTGGAGAAAAACCCTGTGATGTTGCAGCCGGGGTACCAATGCGTATGCCTGAATTCAATATGCGATCCGTATCCCCGGGGACGGCCTGTTTGTTGCACAGCAGCCCAATATTGGCCAGTGCGCTGGCGATATGTTCTCCCTTAAGGCCTAATGGACGCAGATCTACCATGATAAAATGGGTTTCTGTGCCGTTCCCCAGCACCCGGATATTATTCTCCATGAGTTTTTCAGCCATCAGATTGGCATTCTTGATGGTTTGGTGCGCGTAAAGACCGTAATCTTCACTGCTGGCATGAAGAAATGCCAAGGCATTTGCCGCAATGTTAGCGATGTTGGTTTCGCCTTGAATGCCCGGAGCTACGGCATCATTGATAAAGCGCGAGAGGTTTGGATCGTTCCAGGCGATAAAGCCCCCTTTGACACCGCGAATGGTTTTATGGGTGGAGGATGTTGCGATATCCACGCCATGCTCAAATGGCTGGCGCATGGCACCGCCTGCAATCAGTCCGGAAACCTGAGCCATGTCATACCAGACCAGTGCACCGATTTTATCGGCAATCTCGCGTACACGTACAAAGTCGATATCATGTGTATAGGAAGAGCCGCCGACGATGATAACATCCGGTTTGGGATTTGCGTTTAAAGCTCGGTTTTCCAAGTCGTCATAATTTATGCTGCCGTCGTCACATACCCCATAACCATGCGCATGGCGTGCATCGGCATTGCAGTTGTCACGGTCACCGCCATGTGAAAAATGACCGCCATTGACAAAGTCGAGCGACAGGGTGACCGCTTTTCGGCACAGTTTCTCATCCAGAGCCTTGAATACAGCGCTGTTAGCCAATGTGCCCGAGAGCGGTTGGACATTGGCATGATTGCAATGAAACAATCCTTTGACGCGCTCAATAGCAAGTGTCTGGAGATTGGAGGCTGCCTCATGACCGGGGTAGAATGGAGGCCTTCGCGCATCCTGCCCGATTGGGTTGCCAAAATAATTGCGGCTTAAAAATTCAGAACTGGCAAGGGCTGAAACTTCCGGCAGAGGAATGTTTTCGGACGCAATAAGACTGATGGATGCAGACCGCGCGCGCTGTTCTTCATTCAGTACAGACGCAAGAAATGGATCAATCGATTGCAAACTTGCCACGTTAACTCCCCAGAATACATGATTCTGAAAGCTGTAATGGTGGTATTTGAAGCCGATGTGACAGCTTGATGATGGTTATATGACGCAGGTGTACTGTTTCATCAATGTAAGTCTGACAGTGCTTTTTGCAGCGAATGAAAAACTATCGTCAGACAAGATGGTTGCGGGGGCCCGCAACGGCAAGTATCGAATATCCATACCACTTAGTGAAGGCAAGGGAAATCCGAGGGTTTTACCCCACAAAAAGGCGGGAAGTTTATGATTCCCGCTGCTATCTACCTCATTGCCCTGCTGAACGCAAGCCGCGGGGCCGGGGCCTTTGATGATCTGCCGGGTGGAAACCGACTTTGGGCTGTAGCCGGTATGGGAGCCGTGCTGTATATGGCCGCCGTGCCGCTCTGGTGGCTTAAAACGCCCCTGATTCTATTCGCCCTTGTCATGGGGCACGGCAAATACTTCATGGCCTTCCATGGGCGCGACCTGAGAGCGGAAAGGGAATGTCCGGCTACCGATGCCGCCCTTGCCATAATTGAGCGCGTCCACGCCCTGCCAAACCGCCTTTACGGCACCGTAGGCATGAGCCTGCGCTACCTCATCTGGTCCGCGCCACTGGCATGGTTCAATCCGGTCGGCGGGATGAGCATGGCACTGGCAGGCCCGATTTACGCATTCATCCCCGGAAAAGAAGAAAACACCCGACCCGCTGAGCTGCTGATAGGTGCGCTTTTTGGGGCGCTGGCTTTAGGAGGATAACGCATGTGTCGAAGCTGCTGAGGTGCACCGTCTGGAACAAAAGGAGTCTTGCCCATGACCAATATCGTTAACTTTCCTGCCGACAACACCATTATGGGCAACCTCCAGCGCCTTATTGAGGCGGCACAGGAAGGGCGCATCTCAGCTTTGGCGTTTGCCGCCGTGATGGACGGCCAGAATATTGCGACGGCGACAACACCCGGCGACTATCTCTTTCCGCTTTTGGGCGGCATTGATTTGGTTAAGGCCAGAACGCTAGACTTTGCTGCGAAATGACCGCCCTTAATTAGCGCCTATCGTCCACTTCACCAACTCGGAATGTTTGGCGCGGCACTCGCGCAGAGAGGCTGTGTTATCAAACAGCGCCTCGGTGATCGTGCCAAAACTGTCATTGCCCAAGGTGACCGGCTCGCGGCACTCACTAATGAGGTTTGCTGGTGGCTGTGTTTGCCTTACCGGCGGCAACATCCCGATAGAGCTGCACGACGCCAGCGCCAGCATGGCAATCACGAAAAGCGGCGTTTTTGGCAATTTCATTTTGTAACCCTTTCTTCGCGGTATTCAGCACTTTCACATATTCGGCTTGGCTGGCCTCCCAGCGTTTCGCCAGCTCGTCGGCAAGCGCCTGCCGCTCCGCTGCGCCGACATGGGCAGCAATGAGCGCATCCTGCTTTTCCTGCCGCCACTCACCCTTGATGACCTCTCGCCCTTCCCAGTTGCCCCATCCGTAAATGGCAACGCTGTAGGCGATAAAGGCCAGAATCAGCCATGCGTTATTTTTCAGTGTCGCCAGAAGCGTCGACAGGAATAGCATCGCGGTATCTCCATTTCAGGTATAGGGGCAGGGCATATTGGAAAATCACCAACACACCATAAATCAGCAGCTCTTCGGCACCCCACCAAGTTTCGGTAACGGCCTTGTAGCTGAGGATGCTGCACCCGACGTGGTGCCATATTTTTGTGGCCGACAACTTGCCGGTCTTTGAATCTGTAACGAGGTCAAGGAAGCACACGTTATAGCCCTTTACGCTGATCACATGACCTCCAACATAAATTCGACTGGCAGCACCTTGCGGAGCCTATCGACCGTTACCTTTGACGACAGCACGCCCGGACGAATCTTTTTTGTTTTGCTACCCGGCAACATGCCAAAGTTTGCACCCACCAGTATGCAGCCCTCTATATCCTCCACGGTATTGCCCCGGTGGATAAGTATTCCCTCCCGACCGGGAACATTGAGCAACCGCCAGCCGCTTTTTGTATGGCCGGGTGTCTCGAACCTGTGGCGCACAACCTTATAAGCTCCAGCCGGTATGCAGCTTTTTCCATTTGCGTTATCAAGCCAAGGCAGCTCCCATGTGCAGCACAGCTTTTTATCGCCATCCATCAGGAAGCCGGAAACCCCCTCAGGCGTGTATTGCTGGCGCTTAAGCTGGTAGGTTTTCATCGGCATCCAACGCAGCAACCCATGCCGCCAGCGTTTCATCGCTTGGCCGCGGCCCGCATTCGGCGTCGTTCCAAAAGAACAACCATGGCAAATATTCAGAGTCGTCCTGCCGCACGATGATATTGCCGCGCACAGAGTGTAATTCCCCGTCTGGCAAATTTGCGACAATGGCCTCCCCGAGCCGCTCATGCCTAAAGCCTGCTCCCCGGTCGGGCTCTTTTTCAGGCAGCGCTGGCGGCGCAGTCTCTACCAGCGTATTATCATCCGGCGCGATTTCAGCTTTCGCTTGTACAACCGGCGGCTTGGCAACCTCAACCATATTGGCTGCACCGCACTTCACGCACCGGACATTGATTGTATTCTCGCCAGCCAGCTCGATTGGCTCAACATCACCGCCGCAATAAACGCAAAAAGCATAATTGACGATATCGGTCATCCCACCCTCTTTCCATGTAAGTATGTATTTCCTGAATTCGCCGTTTTATTTCCGGCACCCCCGCCGAGCACATACATCTCTGCATAGTCGGTAGAGCCGTTGAAATAACGCATGGCCGTTACCATCGAGCCAATATTCACAGTGGCGGTGGCTGCGTTATTGTAGGGCCCATATTCAATGTCAGCTCCGCCATTAAAATAAATGGCGCTGCGGCAAGCCGATCCGTCTGCAATATTTGTGGTGTTAAATTCCAGATTGCCTGTCAGCTCATAATATCCTGCCTCGGTCGGCTGAAAGCGGTTGTTAGTTGTGTTAAAGAAGTTGCCGACATCAAAGCTTTCAGCGCCAAATGCTATTTTGGTCCATGTCGCCGTCACGATGCCCGTTTGGTTGGAGCCAAGCACAGCGCGGAATGGGTTTGAATTAATGACGGCTGCGGAACCGAGGCCTAGCGTGGCACGCATAGCGCTGAAGCTGGTATCGTCACAAAGCTGGCGAGCCTGCGAGGTAAAGGCAATCTCCTCAATCACACCTGCGCCAGCAGATGAGCGGCCAAGTACCCGGTCGGTTGCAGACACGTTTTGAATCTTGGCATACGACGCCGCTTGAGCCTGCATGGCGGTAGTGGATACGCTATTGGTGGGAAGGAACTTAGGCTTGCTCATAATCCGGCCAACCATGCCATTATAGCGCACGGTCAATTCCTCGCCGCTATTCAGGTCACCCGATGCAACAGTTCCACCATTCGACCAGTTTAGGGTAAAGGGCGATTGTGCCCCTGCAGCCGTAGTTACCGTCACTGTGGTGCTGCCTGTTGGTGCAAACGGCATGGCGAAAGTGAGCTCCATGCCCGCAGTCAATGCTCCCGCGATAATGGGTATATTCAGCGTGACATTATTGGCCGATCCACCCACATTGGCACCGGTGATATAGAACTGCCCCAGATCGGAAGAATACAAGGCCGCGTTTGCAGCACTGGCCGCTGCCGCATCCGCGCTGCCAGAGGCGGCGCTGGCGCTGCCTGCCGCTGCCGCTGCATCATCAGATGCGGAATCTGCGGAATTTGCGGCGGCTTGTGCGCTGGCGGCGGCGTTGGCTGCCTGATCGTTGTAATCATCATCGGAGACAATGACCTCGCCATCATCGCCAAAAATTAGCGCCTTTCGGGCGCGGGTGGCTTTTGCTGGAACCGTTAAAGCATCAGGGCTTGTGTCGTCACCATCAGACAGGCGAATAGCACGTTTGCTGTTGCGTATAATTTGCTGGTCAACCTCAACCTGCCGGTTGAATTCAGCATTAACGGTTGGCGCCCTGAAGTCGCCCGCATTGTTGAAATTGGATAGTCTGGCCGCCGGTGTATCGCCATCAATGACGATAAGGTCATCAAGCGCCGCGCCAGATGTGAGTGTTACGTCGCCCCCACCCTCACCACCAACCCCATCAACGTTGTAATGAGTGGTAATAGTTAATCGTAACCCGTTTTTGAAAACGGCGAGGTGGCTTGCGTTCGCAATTGGGAAGTCATACGGAAAGACGGTTTGCCCATTGGTGGCACTGTAAGAAACGCTCCTGTCGTTCCCTGGAACAACGATATCTGGCATTTAGCGCCTCCTCGGAAGACTCAGGTAATCCGCCGCTGATTGCTCGGCCTCATCAATGGCCTGACGGAAAATGAAGTGATTTTGATAGGGTAAAAGCTTGCGGATGTTGTGTAAATCCGAGTAGGAAAACTCTGTCCCGGGCGTCATCGCCGCATAGGCCGTGTTGCTCATGCCCTGAATTGCCCCGGCGGTCGGCCCAACAAAGCTTTCCAGAATGCCCCGCGACTCGTACCGGCTGGCCGGTGCCTCACCAATGCCCATCCAGATATTTGGAAAATTCACCTTTGCGGCCATGTTATTGGCTTCCATGAAAAGACTGGCAAACCCACTCTGATCAAGCCCCTCGGCAACCCATTTTTCTACGTCCCATTGGCTTGGGTCGCCCCCACGGTTCCATTCCTTGAATGCCCCGGCCATCATGCCCATTGCGGTTGCCCCAACCAGCGCCTCCACAACGTACCGATTACGTTGTTGCATTGATGGAAGGTAGATGTTTTGATGCGCCGCAAACATGAAGGTTTTGAATTGCATCACCAGCTTGCCGACGGGGCTATTCATCGCCAGCGGCGTTTCGCCGATGCCGGGAGTGATGATCGTGGTGTTGGCTGCCTTGGCCACGGCCTGCCCAAAAAGGCGGCGTGCGCCATCGTCATCCCATTCGCGCACACCTGCGAAATGAAACCCGTCACGCATCACCTTGCCGTGCTTTGCAAACTGCGCCGCAATGCGCTCGGCCATATCATCGCCAATGGACAGGCTGCGAAAGAAAAGCTTGTCAGCGCGATTCGTGATTTTCTGACCGGCGGCAATCTGCTGAGAGAGCTGGACAAGCCGCTTTTGCGCTACGTCGCTGGCGATTTCCTTCATGGTGTCATTCCACCATGTCATAAGCGTGACGCGGCTGAATTGGCGGTTGGCGCTGCCAAGCATCCGGTCAAAGCGGGTTCCCATTGAATAGGGGTCAACAATGTCGGCTACGCTCATCACCCGGTTATTAAGCACCCGCTCAATTACCGCGCCCATAAATAGCATATCGTCGCGGGCTTCTTTGGCCAACGATTGACCGGGGGCCAACTTTCGGCCCATCGTCCGAACCACCCCACCAATGGTGCGGCGGAGGCCATGCTTGGCTACAATGCCAAATGCATCACCAACGCTGCTGACGGTCTGACTGCCCAGTAGGCGCATGTAGTTCCACACGCTTGCCAGTCGTGCCGCCCGCAGCCAATTGCTGTCAGGGTCTGGGGTAAAGCGTGAATGGTACTGACCGCGTATCAAGTCCCAGATTGCCTCTGCATCCCTTTTGGATTTTTGATATTTCTTTGTGAGCGCTCCCCGCTCTGCCGGTGTTTTGGCTTTGGCAAGCTTGGCCTGATATTCATCAAGCACGGGCCTGAATGCCGTTTCAAAATCGGTAGTGCCGAACACCCGCTTTAACTCTACATCCGCCCCCATCACGCGAGAATAGCGGCCAGAAATGGCGCGGATGTCGTTAATCAGGAAGTTGCGATTACCACGGCTTCCGTCAAGCTTGGCATCTGCAATGTTCCAGACACGCTGCTTGAGGGGGCCGCGCCCTTTTGCATCCAGCCGGAGGCCGATAGGCTGGCGGCTTGCATCCACACCCGCCACAGTGCGGTAAACATCCATAGCCAATTCACGGGCATACTCACGCATGGTGCCGCCCGCTTCGTCATAATCACGACGTAGCACCTCTTGCAGCTCGCCCTCAATTTCAGCGGCCTTTTCTTTGAGAATGGTGATGGCCTTGTTTTGCTTCCGCAATTCATTGGCCCTACCGATAATGCGGCGCGGGTCTATGTTATGCTTTTCCACAAAATTAAGGGCGTGGTCGAGCGCATCGGCCTCCGCCTCATAGCGGGAAGCATCTTCCGGTGTCCAGCGTCGCCCGCCGCTTCTCACATCATCGTCAATTGCCTCCAGCACTTGAGCCACGGTTGGCCGCTCGGTAGCTGCCATAGGCCCAAAATATCCAGCCTCCCACAACGCCTCACCGGCTTCATCTAAATCCTTGCCTTTTTTACTGATAAGGCCGGGATGGCTCTTGTTGGTAATGCCGAGCGTGAAAAGCTCGTTTTTGTATTCCTTAATGCCGCCACGCCGCTTGAGAAATTGCGTTAATGTCAGGGGTTCCTCAATCCGCTTCATGGAGGTCACAACGATATCAAAAACCTGCTCAGGCGTCATATCGGCTGGCACGGTGTCAAACAGGTGCGCCGCCTCACTACGAAGCAGGTTTATTTCCTCCTCATCAGCACTTTTCAGGGTGTTGTTAATTTGCCTGCGGTAGCCTTGCTCAACGCTTTTGCGCTGCTCCCCAAGCTTTTCCATGAAATCATCCTCAACGATTTTCAGGAATTCGTCAGAATGCTTAACGATGGTGTCCCGGTCATACATTCGGTGCAGGTAACTTGGCGCGGTATCAACCGTTATATCCTCCGGCAACTCACCCACGCTAATGGCCTCATCCTTCCCGTAATCCAGCACGTTTTTGCGGTACAGCTTGGCAACGTCGGCAACCTCCGGCACCTCATGGGAATCCATGTTTCTGGATGCCAAGCCAACCTGATCGAAGAAGCTTTGCTCATCCAGTGGCGTGCCGCCCTCTTTTTTCACGCGAGCATGGTACTGCTTAAAAAGCTGGTAGCCTTTATCCAGCGAATAGGCGTGCCGACCCATCCATAGCGCCGTGTTGGCCTCCACGCTTTCAGGCGCGGGGATACCGTCCAGATATTTTTCAAAATAGAGCGGATTACGAAGCGCTTTTTGGCTGAAAATCCGAGCTTCTTTGAAATCGCTGGTGGATAGCCTGAGCTGCGGGGTAAGTCCTTTTGTGGTGACGGGGCCGCCACTTATAAGGCGCTCTTGCTTGGCTGTGGTTTCGAGATAGCGCATGGCACCCGCGCTATCTGCCGGGTCATCCTCAAACCGCTGGCGCAGCCCTTCATTGAGGTCAAGCGTTGCGCCCACCGGGTCGGGCCCGCCGGTTCGCAACTCGTCATCCACACGCTTCGCCAGATTGTCGAGAAAGGCAGACTCTATGCCCGCCCCGGCGCTGCCAAGAAGCCCCGCCAAAAACGTACCAGCCCCAACGTTGATAAAGCTTTCCTCTGGTGTCCGAGTTGCCTGCATACCTTGCAGAACCAGCTCCTGAGCCGCCACGGATGCGCCGCCTGACAGTGCTGTTGATGCGCCAACCCTCAGCATGCGCTCACCAGTTGTTGCTCCAACGCGGGTAATTGCCCTTGCCTCACCAAATGCCTTACCGAATGGCAGCAGGTTGATGGGGTCAAAAACGCCCGCACCGATACTGGCTACGGTTCCCTGCCAACCGGCACTATCGGTAATGCCTCGCCACTCAAGCTCGCGGTCAATTTTTCCCTTCACATAATCAGATTGCGCCCGGTTTCTCACCAAAATAAAGTCATTCGCAAAAGGTGCATATCGCGTGCCCTCAATGTCGGTCAGCGGGTCAAAGTTTCGGTCAAGCTCGCCGCCCGGTGCGCCCTCATATTCAGTCAGGCTACCAATGGTGTTGTCCAGCTTGAAGGCGGCGGGGACGGTCTTGGAGAAAAAGGCAGGCTTTGGCGATTCAATGTCCTCGGCCACATATAGGCCGGGGTCTTGGGGGATGGCGCTAAGCGCCCCTTCACCGGAATCGATCAGGGGGCCAAGGCGCGGGTCAAGGTCAGCCATTATTCACCCCCACCAAAATTAAGAGGCTCAAGCGTTTTTGGAAGTTCTGACGGTAGGTCGTCCGGCAATTCCACCTTTGCTTTTCGTGTGAGAAGCCGCCGCTTCGGTCTGCCCATCACGCCGCGCTCAATGCCCTTTTTCTCATCGTCCAGTTTGCGCTCACGCTCGCGGCGGGCACGATCAACGGTTTTGCCTGCAGAAGCGCTCGCTTCACTGGCCTGTTGATTGAAATGGGCGTTGATATCAAAAGTTGCGCGGGTGCGGGAAGCCTCATACAGCCCCGTATCGTTATCTTGATACAGCATGACATATGACGGCTTGCCTTGATTCGCCTCCCTTTCTGTCTGTGGGTCAGCAAACAGCGACACCTTGCCCATGTCCACCTTATCGCCAAACGCCTTCTTTGCCTGCTCGTTGAGCTGGCTTTGCATCCAATCATTTGGCACATCCTGCACGGCAAAATATTTCTCTGGCGGGTATTTCATCAGCACGTCATTGCCGTTGATTTTGCTCACGCCGTAGTCGCGCTTGAATACAGCCTGCGCGGTTTTCAGTGCAAGGTCAGCATTGCCGCCCATCTGAATGTAATAATTGTCGTAGATGCGCTTGAAGTCCGTCACCATTGCGCTGGAAACATCGGTTGCGGCAGGAAGCTCAGGGTTTCCAGCCCAGCCGGGTGGGTTGAAGCTCTTTACTAGCATGTCAGAATAGTTGGGCTTTGCCTTTGCAAGTTCGGCTTTGGCTGCTTGATATTGCTCATCCGTCAGGGGGCTTAGGCTGGCCTCTGCCACCGCCATTGCCCGTTTGGGCTCAATTCCGCTGCGTTTCAGCGCGGCCATTGTAGTGCCAAGCGCAATGTCCTTTTCACTGAATTGATTGAGCGTCTGAGGCGCGTCCTGCTGCAATTTATCGATAGCCTCCGCCGCATATACCTTTTGCTCAGGTGAGCCGCTGACAAGGAAGCTGCGGATGGTTTGTTGAGCTGGCTCTGGCACAATGCCGGTGCGCTGTGATACACGAGCAAGATCGTCTATGGCACCGGCTTGCATGGAGCGAAATTGCTCGGCTTGACCGGCATTTTCATAACCAAGGGCAACCATATCGCGGTCGCCTTCATTGCGCGGGTCAACAATGCCCTGCCCAAGATTGAGTTTGTCGCTATAGCGGATTAGCGCGTTATCAATTTTAGCCTGCTTTTCCTCGGCCACCTGTATGCGCTTAAGCTCCCCCTCCATTACATTGGCAACGGCATTGAAATTGCCGCTGTCCATAAACTGCCGAGCGGGCATTTCCGTGATTGCACCATCTAGTCCCGGAATCTTGACGGTAAGCTCTCCCTGCATGAAGGAGTCATAAAGCTCTTGTTTGCGGGGGTTGTCCTGAAACGCCTGCAAAAGACCATCACGGGTGACAACTGTCACCAGTCTGTCCAGCATGGCAGATTGCTGGGCGGGGGTTAGCAAATAGCCGCCGTCGGTGCCGGATGCCTGACTTTTTGCAATGGCGTCGGCCATGATGCCCTGCATGGCGGTTGCGGCCTCCATGTTGACGGTGTGGTCGCCACTGTAAAGCATTGGCGCAATGGAACGTAGCTCGCGCTCTTTGTTGTCGAAATACTCCAGCACTGTGCGCTGATATCGCTGGTTCTGGTTGTTTTCAGCTTGCCCCATAGCTCGGGTCAGATAAGGGCGCGTGATGTCCAAATAGCGAAGCTCCAACTTGTCGGCCAAGGCCGGGTTGGTGTTCTTTTCCATGAAGCCTTTATAGACCTCATCCAGCTCCTTTTTGAGAGCCGCCGGGTTGGCTTGATTGCGCTGATAGGATTCAAAGGCCGACTTCTCAAGCTCAAGCTGAAACTGCGTAGCGTATTGATCGTCAGCCGCCTTTTGCATCTGCTCGGCGCGGATTTGGTCGCGGGCCTCTTTTTGTGCATAGGCTTCCTTGGCCGCCACGCCCGTGCGGTAAGCCACCTCGCCAATATCAGAGAGGTTTTGTGCGACGGCTTGCGATGTGCGAACCAGCGGCGCACTGGGGCTAAAGAGCTCATCGTTCCTGTAAACCGGAATATCCTTCATGCTCAGATTCTCCGCACGCTGTTTTCGCCGAACATGCCGAGCCCGGTAATCAGGCTGCGCGAGCGGGCGGCGCGTGCTGAAATACGGCGCTCCGCTGCATTGGCGCTGTAAGCCGTGGAATCGATATCCCCCTCAAGCATAGCCTGCTGCATGGCCTCCTGTGCATTGCTCTGGCTGACCTGCCGTGCCTTGTCGGCGGTGCCACTTGAAAGAGCGATGCCGCGCTTTGCAAAAAGGGCGTTGGCAGCGGCAACCGTGCTGTTGCGCTCCTTCGCAATTTGCAGCGCCTTTTGCTGGGCTTTCAGTTTTTCAGCACGCGCCTGTAAATCAAGCTGGCTGGACTCAATTGAAAGTCCTTCGGCAACCGACTTTCCCGCATAATACTGCGCAAACTGATTCAGTGCTCCACCCACTACATCGGCATTATCCAGCAGCGTTTTGCCGGTTTGCTCCCAAGAAAACTCGCCGCCTACGCCAAACGGGCCAGCCACCGGCGGTAGCGTTTCGCCCGGTCGCACGGGCCCTTGAGCCTCGCCTCCCGTTAACACCGGAACTAGCGTTTCCATCTAAAACCCCACTGTAACCGTCATTGCCAGCACATTCATCTCAACCGGATCATCTTGCATAATCTCAACCTGCGGCCTTCTTTTCCAGCCCAGTAGGCCGCGAATGACTTTATCGCCGCTGAATAAAGGCGGGGATTGGTCGAGAGGCGAGCCAGCGCCAGCCGGGCCAAACCCCCTGAACACCACTGCACGCCCGTTAACCTTGAACCCTTTTGTCTGGTAAAGACGCATGGCTGCCTCTGCAATTCGTCGCCTTTGCCCAAGCCCCGGCCCCATACGCTCATCTTCGGGGTAGATGGTTCGCAGGAGGGAGTTGAAATTCAGGCCAATCTCAAAGCTTGTCTCTGCATCGCGCTCAATCGTTACGCTCCCGCTGGCGGGAGTCCGGTTTGCCATAACACTGCCGTCGGCACGCACCCGGCATTCCTGCCCCTCAAGGTGCGATAGCGAGCCAAAGGTAGAGGCTGGAAGCCCGGAAACAACGAGCTTGGCTGCATCGGTGAAGCAATTATCGTTGAAGCGCTCCAGATACTGAACGGTTTCGCCGTTTATGGTGCGCCGTACCACAAAGTACATTTCATCCACTACCGCCGCGCAGTTTCTGAAATCACCTGCGGTTTGAATATCGGTAAAGGCTACCACCTTTTGTTGAAGCAGGAGGCAGGCCACGGTCATGCTACCGTCGCTATTCACCACCATCAACACGCTTGCCTCGTCGGTGCTGGCGCTGCTCCGCAAGGCCAAATCCGAAGGCTCCCTAACCAAGTGGGAGGAGATAAGGCTCAGGTTATTGGTGGTGAAATAGCCATCATCCACGTTGTAGTTGAATTGCAATATGCTCCGGCCTTTGCGCTGGACGAAGATGGTTGAACCTTCGATAATCACGCAACGCAGGTTCTCTTCTGAGCCACTGAGGCTCTGGCGCTGGATGTTGATGTTGAGTGGGGTGATAGGCTCATCTGTTGCTTGGCGGGCAATAAATTCGCCACCGATGGTCAGAATTTGGAGGGTGCGGTTGCTGACCATGTTCGTGATAGCGTTGGCCTGATCTGTATCAAGCGTAACGTCGATACCATCGTCATCCAGCACGGTGCCGGGGTCGAAATCGAAGAAAAGCCCCACACGGCTTCCCCAGAGGGTTTGCGGCCTTGTTTTGCTCCCGCCGAACCATAGGCGGCCCTCATGGAAGGTCACGCTGCGTGGCCAACCGCGTGCAATGCTCCAGACATTCTCGAAGCCGGTGAGCATAGCCCAGTTGCCGCTGGCTATCGCATTGGTGTTATAAAATGGCACCTCAACCACAGCCACTGCCGTTGTGGATGTGTTGACCTGAACAATGCGGGCCCTGCCACCATTACCCTCAACATATTGCCCAATGTGCTGTGCGGCGAAGGAGGTGACGCCGGAAGTAAGCGTGACGGTTCCCGAAATGGCGCTTGGCGTTAAGGTGGTGGCTGGAAAAGCTGTGGCCGGCACAAAGTCGTAGCGCGGGATGTAAGTAAAGGATGCCGGGTCAAAAGACCAGTTTGTGTCGCTCGCCTGCCGCTTCAGTAGCTGCGGGCGCATGTCCTCTTGCACCAGAATCATGGTATCCGCGCTTTGCGTCCAATTCAGTGCAGGAATCATCGAAAGCGCGATGGCGGTTGCCCTAACATCCGTTTTGAATTCACCGTTGCGATAAACGGCAATATTGCCCTCAGTGATGGCGAGGCAGTAAGCCTCAGTCAGGTTGAAAACGAAATCCAGAATGCGGGTGTTGCTTTGGGCGCTCAGCTCCTCCCACACGCTGAATTCCTGCACCACTGCCTTAAGGGTGCTAAGGTCTGTCGCTCCGATTCTGGCGAAGCGCACATAACGCCAGCTTCCACGAATGCGGCGCCGCTGGGTATTGTCCACATCGCTCATGCCAACCGCCTGCCCAAGGCTTGTCCATGTTGCGTTATCGTTGCTCACCTGAATGAAAAATTCAGAGCTACTGCCAGCAGCCGACAGCTTTGCCCCCACCACATCGGCGAAAGCCAGCGCTTTGCTGGAGCCCAGATCATATTGCACAACCACATAGGGGTTGGTGGTGCTGATATTCGACGTGGTTGTGACATTCGTTGTCGTGTCATTGTCATTAGCGTTGGCCCCCGTGCCGCCATTGGGCACTGAGATGGTCACTCCAGCCGTGAGGCGGCTCACCCGGCGGTGCAGCCTGTCGATATATTCCAGACCGGGCCTGCGCCTGAATCCACCCTGTGGCGTGATGAAAACATTAAGGGCACGCTCAGAAGCTGAGTAATAAAACTCCGTGTCGCTCCGCCCCAAAAGCTTAGGGTCGAACTCCCCTGAGGTGAACCGATGCTGGATAACGTTTAGACGGCCCATTAGCTAAACCTCGCCGCCAAAACGGGGTTATCAACCACCACCTCTTGCGGCGATTCCTGCGCGTCCGTTCGCTTGCAGTCAGCGAACATGCCGCCCTGCTGATTGTCACTGGGCAAGCCAAAGGCCACTTGCTGCCATAGCTGCGCCTTAGCCTCCTTTTCGGTGACTGGCATAGCCAAAACACCGGCCAGCGCCGTAATGGCGAATTCACGGAACCAGAAAGGCCAATCTTCCTCAGCCGGGAAAAACTGAAACTCTAGCCACAGCTCAGGGTGGTTTGAGTGAATCTGGTTCCCAAGGCGGCGGTAATCCTGCACCGGCCTCGCCCCAACACTGCCGCTGTTATAAACAGCGCGAACCTGCAACAGGCTTGAGGGTAGCTGGAATTGATATTGGTATTCATTCACCGGCGCTTCGCTCAGACGGGCAAGCTGCACTTTCTTTCGGGCAAATTTCCACGGATGCTTTGATATAAGGAACCTTGCATATTGCGGGTAAATGGTCGCACAAATCTCTGCTGCGTCCGTTCCATCGTCAAAGCTCGTGATAGGTGTTTCACCAAGGCGGATGAGCGCTTGGGCGCAAATCTCAATGTCCGTACTCATAGCCCTCTGCCCACTCAGGTTTTCCAAATATCTTTGCGGTGTAGCCGCACATACTTCGCACGCCATGCCCTTCGGGCAGGCAATCATGGTAGTCATTCAGGGCCGTTATGTGCCCCGCCGCGCCACCCGGCCCCATGTAGCCAAGCCGGGCATGACCTCGGTCGAAGCGATCTGTTTTGCCGTCGTTGAAATATCCACCGCCGCCATTAATCGGACACCCCACCATGACAATGGATTCTATGCCCATGCGACGGCACATCTCCACCGCGCACCCTGCGCTTGTGGCCCCCAAGGCCGGACTATCAGAAATGTCCATGTGGTAATCGACGAACGGGTGCAACCCTTCGCCCATCGGGCCGCAAGTGATAAACTTGGCCTCTTTTCGCCGGTTCATTGTCCAGAAAAGCGGCATTTTCTCGCTGTGATAGCTCGCCACAAAATCGGCATCTATAACGGAACATGCTTCATTAATGGCAAAAACCAGTGCGTCAGGCATGTGCTGACGCGCCAGATTGAACTCCTCCAAAACACAAGGGGCAGAGCCGCACACAATGGCAGCCTGCCCCTCATGACAGAGGGGGTATGCACCCTTATAGGCCATACCCGTTGCCCCTAGTCAGTGTTGGCGAGCGAAGCGACGCTGTTGATGGTGTTGAACACGTCAACAGACGTAGCGCTTACAGAGCGCACTACATAAAGTCCGTAACCCACCGGCACACCCGAAGATGTTCGCACCACATGAATCAAGTCGCATGGCGACAACATGGCGCGGATGCTGTTAAAGTAGCCTGCCGTGTCGATATCGGTGAAGGCATCAGCCGTTTGGTAGCTAAACACCTGCGGGGCATTGCCTCGCTTGGATTGGCCGCCGACAGGCTGAAAGTTGGCTTGAGCAAATGGCATTGTTAAAATCCCCCTTAGGGTTGACCGATCTCAGGAGGGGCTAACCTCCAAAGACAAGCTGGTTAGGACTCGTTGGTGAAAACCTTGATGATACCGTCGGTGTCGATGGACTTACCGCCAGCCTTCATTAGGCCGTTGGTCAGCCAGCTCGTTTTTTCCGGCACATAGTTAATTTCGGTTCGCATATCGATACCGATGGCCTCACCAACTGCATCCTTATGGTAGGCGAAGTTGGTGCGGATGCTGGAGCTGAGCGGCAGGCCACCCTCAACGCGATCTTCAATCATAATGAATTTGAAGCCGAGGAAGGTATCAACGTCGCCGTTAACCAGAGCCTTAACGTTGTTGTAATCAGAGCTCGTCACCTCGGTCAGGCCGAGCAATTGCTCCAAAAAGTATGCGCTATGGACAAAGAAGCGGTCGCTCTTCGGTACGCCATTGGCATCCATCAGGCGCTTGGCGCGACGAAGCTTGGCCATATTCGCACCGGTGTTGGTTCCGCCAATGTTTTGGGAAACCGTCGTAGCAAACGCCTCGGCGTTCATGGCATCGATTTTGAGCTGGTCAAGGCGGCGGCCAAGGCCACCGGCAATTACCATAGAAAGCTCTTTGCGCTCATCGAAATTGACCTCTTGCTGATTGAAGATGTCGGTATATTCCGGGGCCACCCAGTCAGTTAGGGTGCAGGTCACAGGTGTGTGCTGCACATTCATGGGCGTTACGTCGGTTTGCGGAATGCGCGGCTGAGCGGAGCCTTTACCGATTTTCGGAAATTGTACGCTGTTGCCGACAACGCCCTTTTTGCTGCGGGTCGTGCCATTAAGAGCGGCTTGGCCTTGGTAGGCTTGCTTCACCAAGGATTCAAACTGCTTTACAGCAGAGGTTGGAAGAGTCTGAGACATGGATATTCCCCATCGAGTTGAACCAAACAAACACTTGCGTCGTCTGAGAGGGCCAGCGTTGCGATGGGCCGCGTGAGCGGGTGGGCCATGTTGCCGGGTCAGCCTAGCTGCATACACTCATGGTATGCAGCCGGGAGCGAAATACAATACCAGTAGAAAAATTATTGGCCGTCGTAAAACTTGCGGAACATCCTATCCGTTTCGTTGCGGAAAGCCTTGTCAGATTCATAGCGCGGGTCAGCTATACGAGCATCAAGCTCCTCTTTGCTCATGCCAGAACTGTTCAGGGCCGGAGCGTGCGGCAGCTGGGCTGTGCCGGTCAGAGAGATAAGCTTTTGCACAATGCGTGCGCTGCCAGCATCGTATACAAGGCGAGAAAAGGACTCAAAGTCCTCTTTAGAAAACACCCCGTCACCAATTTGCTTTTTGCCCCATTCGGAAATGCCAGAGATGATTTTTTCACCATCGCGCCCCAGCTTGCCAACCTCTTCCTCATAGGTCTGGCGGAATTGCTCTTTCTGCTCCTCTTCGGTCATTTCTTTCGGCAGCGCGCCGGAGGAAACTACGCCTTGCAGGAACTCGTTGACGAAGCCGTTGAAGGCCTCTTTGGAGATGCCGTGCTTGTGCGCTGCCGTACGGGCCAGCTTCATGCCATCGTCGCCGGGGGCAATCTTCAATTCCGCCAGCGCCTCGGATGGCGTGAATTCATAACCATCGGGGCTATCTGGCACCTCACCCTTGCCGGGGGAGCCTTGGCTGAGCTTTTGGCGCAAACCCTTGGAGCGCTCAGATTCTTTCTGAAAGGCGTTCCAGATGTCCTCAACCTTGGCTGCGCCAGCGTCAGCATCCCAATAATCATCAGGTAGAAAATTAGGCTTCCCACTGGAGGAAGAGCCTTCACCCCCCTTGTTGTCATCAGCACCCTCTTCAACGTTGGTATCAAGCAGCGTATCGACTTCCGTCATGGTCTATTCCTTTCCAAGTTTTACGAGTCGTTTAATCATGCGGACGGTCTCTTGCTGACCATCCCGAAAATAAGCGATGGGGATTCCATTCAGGCCAGCCTCAGGCTGAGTGCATGGCCTCTCCAAAAGCCGCTCAAGATTCTCCAGAACCTTTTGCCCCTCAGGGGTGCTGAAGGTGCGTGCATAAAGCCGCGCCAAATCTTTCATCTGCTGATCGATTTCAGACTGAGCGTCACCCTCAATATTCCACTCAAACGGGTTGCTGTGCGGCACCTGCGCCTCCCTGCTGCATCATGGCGGCCATAGCGGCCATTTGCGCCATTTTCTTGTCGTAATCTTCCTTTTCAGCCTGATCGCGTCGGAGACGTTGCAAGACGCCCATATTATCAGCAACATAGCTGGCAACCTCTTCCAGCTTGTATTCTCGGGCTGCGGCCTGCTGGTCTATTGCTCGTGTCACCTCAAACGCCTTAACCAGTGCATCCACATCTTGAAGCTGCTGCTCGCGGGCGATGGGAGAAAGAACCTGAATGGCGACATTGAAGTTGTCGATACGGGAGAGCTGCTTGGGAAGCTTAATGTGGCCAAGGCGGGACAGGATATCCAATACGCGCTCGAAGAGGGGATTGATGAATTCATACATCAAGCGTCCGAATGCGGCCCCGATATCGAATTGCAGCTCCTTGATGCGCTGCATGATTTCCGTGGCGCTGCGAACCGGCCCAGCATCGGGCGGCAGGCGGCGGTCAATGAGCAGTTCCTTGATTTGCATAGTCAGCCGGTCAGTGATGTCGGTTTGCATGGTATAGTTGCCGCCCACATCAAGGCGCTGAATGCTTGGGCCTGCTGGGCCACCTGTGCGCCCCACCGGAATGATCATGGGCGGCTTGATTTGAAGTGTGGACGGGTTTAGCTCAGCGTCAGAAGTTGCCAACCATACAGGCATCACCTGCCATGCGGCAGAAGTCAGGGCAAATTCTTTGAACTTGTTGAGAGTCTGGGCATCGGGCAGTGCCTTGATAGCGGGGCCGCGGCCAAGCAATTCACCGGCTATTTTACTCCACCGTACAACCAGCCAAGGCATGGTTTTATATTCACGCTCTACAATCCGTTGAGCCTCGTCATTGCTCGCATTGCCTGACCAAATCAGGTCATAGTAAACTCTGCCATTCATGCGATAGGTGCATTCAACCAAATCCACGTTGGTTTCTGGCTTCTCTTTCACAATCTCGGCAAGCGCCTCAGGTATTTTGGCATCCTTCCATTGCTCTTTAATCGCGCCCGCCTTCAAGCAGAATTTGCGGAAAATGGTATCCACCAGACCATTGGCACCCTCTTCCAGCGCAATGGAGGAAACGGGCGCCACCTCAAAAATGAGTGGGTTGGCAAAATCGCCCTCGCGCACGATCATGGCGGCTGTGCCAACCATCAGGTCATAGTAAAACTCACCGACAGCAGTATGGAAATTGCTGGCATCAAGCGCCTTGAAAACAACGTCTGTAACAGATTCAAGAGCCTTATCTACTTGGCCCCTTATATTGCCTTCAAGCTTTAGGAATGGGCCACTTTTGAGCTGCGCCCATCGCTGGAATGGCGGCGTCAAAGCCGCAATCATATTACGAACAAAGCCATCGGCAGCGGAAAGCGGCGCAGAGTCGTAAACCTTTAATGCCTTGCGTGCGCCCTCGGAGCTTTCGGTGTAGGTGTTTCGCTCCGGCAGGAACATCTCATAGGCAGACTGATAGATGGAGCGATATTGCTGCATCCGTCCCTCAGCTACCCCGTGGCGGCGTTTAATGTCTTTCACATCCAGCCTAGCCATGAGCTTCCCCCACCCAGTGTTGTGCAACGAAAGGAACGTGCGTCAGGTCAATCGGCTTGGGCACACCATGAAAGCACACCACGGAGGCCGCATCTGGCACACCAGCATGGCACTCGTCAGCCTTCCATGAAACAAATTTGCCGGGGAATGCGTCCTGCAGGCGGTCTGCATTGTCAACGACCTGCTCAATCCACCATTGATCACCGCCGTCGTCCAGCGGTTTGCCCTGCACCAGCCATCGCTCCCAAATGTAGGAATGGTCGCCATTCCAAATCATCACACCGCTGCCATAGCCATGCTTGCGGTAAAAATCCCTCAGTATGGCAAAGGAACCCTCATAGCCAGCCAGCTCATTGATGTTCTCGCAAATGATAGTATCCAAATCGAGAAAAAGCACACGGCCATGCAGCACACCTTGCTTGAACAGGTAAAGCTTGTTCCACCATCCGGCCAAACCGCCGGGTAATGGGCGACGTGTTATTTCATGGTCAAGCCCGCGCTGGTCATCAGTGAAGCAAACGAACTCATGCGGCACGCGCAGGTGACGCTTAACCATCTGGTGCAGGCGATTCACATATTCGGGGCCGTATTTCTGACCGGCCTTGACGCATACCACGCTCAGCATAGCCCAAGCGCCTCCCGCGCAATGCTCAGGTCAGCCTGATAGCCTTCGCACATGTATCGTTCATACTGCGCCCGGTCTTGCTCCGGCGCGGGGCGCTCAGCATAAACGGAGTCATAGGCAGCCTTGCCCAAGCTGAAATGCATATGCTCAATCACCACAGGGGCACGGTATCCCGCCCCAAGGTCGTCGGCCAGATGCTTGAAAACGTTATCACCATAAAAATGCTTGAAGCATGGCGGAAAGAACCAACCCAGCGCCCGCACCATTCGTCCGGGCAGGAATACATGGCTTAGAGTGTCAGGCTTGTTGTAGCCATCATCAAAGCTGGCAATCTTGCCGGCCATAGCGGCAGTTGCCAGCGCAATGTCCCATCCCACTGTGCGCGGGATAAGGTCGTCGGTCAGCACCGCGTAATATTCAGCATCGGGAAAGCGGGCCAGCAGGGCATTGATACGCGGCACAAGGTATTTTTCACGCTCGCCGCGATGCACATGCCAATGCGCCGGGATGATATCCATGATAGAGTTATAGCTATCGTCATCATGGTCAATGATGAGGCAAATAGGCTCGGAAGCCTTGGTTGCATGATACGCTTCAACAAAGCGTCGCAGCAGGTGCGGGCGCTGTCTGGTTGGAAAAAGAATCATCCAAGCGTTGACCTCAGGCCTGAAGCAGCGGCATCATTAACGCCAGTTTCGAGTCCGGTGAAAAGGCTGCGTCGGCCACCCGTGCGGCCTGCTTTCAGGCGCTGGACGTATTGCAATTCGGAGGCTCGTTGCTCCGTTGCCACCTTCTTTTGCTGAGTCGCAACCTGCTTTTTCTGGTCGGCCACTTGAGCGTCATACGCTTCGCGGTCGGATTTTGCCTGTTTGGCCTGCTTTTGGGAAGAGGTTAGGGCTCCTATACCGCTTGCAACGCCCGCAACACCACTAGCAATGCCTACCACTTGACTGATAACCGGAAGTGCCGCCTCCATAAAACCTCACCTAATCTTTTTGGCTCCCATACCCAAAAGGCGCTCATAAAGCCGGTAGGGAGTTTGAACACCTAGCCCTTCAACATGTAACACAGCTTTAGCCACCCCGATGCAGGAGTAGAGAAATTGCTTCCGAGGCTGCGCGAATTCTGACAGTTCAGTACGGTGCCACAGCACGGCAGTGACCTCATCCAGCGCGTCTATGAAGCGCCAGACGGGAAGCGGTTGCTCCAGCACGATAATGCCGCCGGGGAGAGGATTGACGATAAGCGTACCCAGCCCGTCATTGATGCTTTTCAGCAGATAAACATGGCTCCACGGGTAATCAGCCACCCAATGCCACCAGCGGCAGCGCTTCGTCCGGCGCTTATCGAAAACCACGAACCATTCTGCCTCACCCGCAGGCCGGATGTATTTAACCTCTTCCGTCATATCCCCAAATCTACCCTCAGTTGGTTTGGCTGCTGAGCCGTTGCCACCCTTGCGTAGCGCCGCATCATGATCGCATAGCGTGTCGCGCAAATAAGGTCGTCGCGCTCTTTCACAAGCTTGCCGTCCTTGCGGTGATACATGCGGAATTCCTCAAACCAGTCTGACAGGTGCGCGAACACCTTGAGCCTGCCGGTTTGCATCCGCTCCAGCATTTCCAGCACTCCCGCCTCCACGCCGTCAGTGCCGTCATCGAAACGCGCCCGCTCGTGCAGCATGTTCAGCCCGTTGCGGCGGTATTGGGCTGCAAGCGGTTCACCGCTATCCTTGCTATGCTGCAAGCCATCATGCGGCCATGCCCACGGCAAGGTTGCCCCCCAAGACTTTATCGCCGCAACGTGCAAAATAGGCGTGGCCTCGCGCTGGCGATATGCGTGAGTGACATAGTAAACATCGCTGTCCCTGTCCCATGCGAGACGGATAGCGGCGAAAGGGTGATCCCAGCCAAAATCCATGCCGCCGATTACTGGCCAGTGATGCGGAATCTTGAAGGGCTGCGCCGTGATTGACTCTTCCGTCACAGGAAACACCCGGCCACTGCCAAGCTGTGGTATGCCCTTTGCCCGCGCCTCGCGCTCATGTGCGGGGTAGCTGGCAACAATGGCTTCTCGCTGCTCCGGCGTGTAATGCTCTGCGTCGTCAATCGTCATCTTCGTCACATGCGTGCCGGGGGATTCTTCCTTGAGGAAGCGCATAACCACCTCGCTCATGCCCAGCAGCGGTGTAAAGGTCATCCAGACTATGCCGCCTGTGGCATTCGTGCGGGTAAGTCCCTCGCTGTATATCTCCGCAGGTGGCTCCTCATCGAACCACACCCAATCGAGCGTCTCGCCCTGCCACTTTTCGCGCCCCTGATTGTAGGATTTGAAGTTGATGGTGGAAAACCCGCCAGCCGCGTGCTTCACTCTGACCGATGCAATAGCATCCGGCGTACCCCGCGCAGTGACGATATCATCGATGCAATCCTTTGGGATAGCGCCAGTGCCAAAATCCCCCGGCCTGCCAAGCAAGATGCGCTGCACTGTATCGCGGGTGGATTCTGAGGTTATGCCTGCAGCCCATCCAGCCGTGGGGGCAGTGAAGCGCTTGCCAAGCCACCAATGGGGATATAAGCCCGTGGTGTGCATGGCCGCCTCGAAGCCGCCCGCCCATGTCTTGCCAAGCTGGTTGCCCGCCATGAACAGGCGCTCGCGCTTGGCTTTTCCCGCCGCATGGAATTCAGCTTGCTTGGCATAGGGGCGGTAATCATTCATCCGCCTCGTCCGCTCCCGTCGCTCCATTTCCCGTATCAGCTCTATCGCCCTTTGCTGCGATTTTACTGGCAACCCCAACAAGCTCTCGAAGTTCCTTGGCAATGTCATCGTCGCTACGCTCTCTCAAATCCTCTAATCTCAGCTTGTCGTTGAACATGCCCAAATGCCGCCCCAATTGGACAAGCGCGGCCTGTTTGTCGGCCATTTTGATTTTCACGCGCTTTACCGCCCGTGCATCATCGCCACGCCCCTCAACGTATTCGTCCACGGTAATTTCGGACAACGCGGCAAGCTGGTGATCATCAGCGCCGGTAAGGTCAACCACAGCTTCCCCTGATTCCAATACCGTGAAGTAATCACCCAAATTAGAGAAGGCCATTTTCGCCAGCTCCTCCACGACCTTGTTGACCGTTACCTGAGTCCTTTCCTCACGTCGCTTCATGGCCCTTTCAATCGCTTCGGCAATCAAAGGTTTTGACAGGTTCTCCGAACCGATCTGCTGGGCGCTATCCACACTGTACCCCGCCCTGATTGCTGCCTGAGTGCCATTCAGGTCTTTCAGGTACTCCACCACGAACATGCGCTGCTTAGCAGTCAGCATCGTCACCCCCATTGCTCCCGCTGAGCAGCTCTGGGGCGAGCCAAAGCCACAGAAGGCACACCGCAACGATGAATAACCAAGCTTTCACAAAATGAATCACGCCACTACCACTCCATGTTTTTCCTCATACGCCTTGAGCCAGCGCTCTTTGCTGGCATCCATGACGTTGGCCTTGCGGAGCTGGAACGCATAGCTTCGCGCCCTGTCGCTATCGGACATGGGCCTTTGCACATTGCCCTGAGAGGCACTGGGCTTTGCTGGCCGTATGCCTTCCTTCCTGCACCAAACGCGCCATGCCGCTGGCCAATCGGATTTTAACCCGGATTTGCCGTTTTTGCGCCGCCAGTAGTCTCGGAAATTAGCCCACACATCGGCTATCGTTTCCGCATCCCAACCCATTGCGCCGTGCGCCCATTCGCTCCACTCAGCGGGCAGTGAATCGAAGGGCAGGCTACTCAGGTTGCTTATCCTTTCCGCCTTCTCCTGCTTTGCAGAGAGGGGGGAAGGGGGAGATTTATTTTCTTTCTTTTCTTTTCTTTTATTTATGTTTGTATCCGCCTGTGTGTCCGGCACTGTGTCCGAGGGTGTATCCGCGTTTATTAACTCACCCTGATAAGTGTCATAGTTACAGATGGTTACAATTAGGAAGCCTGTATCAGTTTTTGTTGAAACCATGCCCTCTTGCTCAAGAATGGAGAGAAACCGCCGCACAGAGTTGACGCCCCACATCCATTGCTCAGCAAGCTTGCGGTAGCTGGTGGGAACCTCGCCACGTCCGACCGTGATGATTTCGCTATTCCAGCGAAGCCGGTGAGGCGTGTAGCTGGCCTGCAAAAGCAAATCAATCCAAGCGCCGCGCTCCGTCTCAGGCTCGCGCTTGAAAAGATAATGGCTTCGTAAGCGGCGGTGAAGCAGGATATAGCCGCCCTTGGTTGTCATGCTATGCCCCTGCCTCGTCAACCAGCGCCTCGACATCTGCCCACGTCTTGCGGGCACGCCTCATGTATTCCTGATTGTGCCCGAACTGTTTTTTGAACCGGCGCAACTGCACGAGAGAGCGGAGAATTTCTAGGGCACGGAAATGAATGCTCATATCGGCACCCCGTAAATCACATCGTCAGCAAGCAGATCGCGCACGGCCAGCGCTTTTTCTGGCCCGGCCTGCTCCACCTGCCAACCGTTGCGTCGGTACTCATCGACTTCCACCAGCCTTATTGGTCGGCTTTGCATGGTCTTTGGGCGATTAATGGCATCGTTCATATCAGCACCACCACCGCGTTACATCACCGCGGGAAGCGCCATCTGCAAACGTGCATTGCGCCAACCCAATCAAGGCCATCGCCGCTAAAAAAAGCAGCAGCAGTTGAATGCCCAGCCTACTCATGCCCCTTACACCTTCCTGTGTGTAATAAAAAATTAACTTTTTGTTTTTAATTTTTGTGCGTAACTATCCCTTTACTGCCCATACTGGGAAGTGTGATGTGGTAAAAATCATTTGGAGTTACTTGACCGTTGGTGGCCTTAACAAGCCCTTGCATGGCTTCTGCGTCAGGAATTCTGCCGAGGCGTTCGTATCGGTAAATTGACGAAGCTGTAGTCCCTGCCTCATCAGCCAAATTTTTGCGGCTCATTCTCCGCTCTTTTCGATAGGATTCTAACGCGTGCATATAATTACTGCCCCTAATTGCGATACATTAAGTATGCCATTATGGCATACTAATCGTCAAGCCCAGATATGCCACTCTGGTAGTTTCATTGATATGCCGTATTGGTATGGTGCTGGCATGAAAAACACCGGACAATCAGTAAAGCGTGTACGCGAACGTCTTGGAATTACTCAGCAGCAGGTTGCGGATGCAATGGGTATCGACAAAATGACAGTGTACAAATTGGAATCCGGTCGGATGAAGATGACCGCTGATTACATTCAGGGCTTTGCGAAAGCCCTTCAGTGTAGTGCGACAGACCTGATGGATACCAAAAAAACCGTTCCTCTCGTTGGTTATGTAGGCGCAGGCGCTGAAGTTTATGCCATTGACGACCACGCAAAAGGCGCTGGGCTTGAAGAAGTTGAGGGACATGCTGGATTACCAGAAAACACTGTTGCCCTGCGGGTGCGCGGCGATAGCATGTACCCCGCCTATAAAGATGGCGACCTGATTTACTATGCGCGCGACTGTGACTTTGACCCGGCCTTGCTTGGCAAAGAGTGCATCGTTAAGCTGCGCGATGGCCGCCTGTTCGTGAAAGAGCTGAAGCGCGGTATGCGAGACGGATTGTTCCGCCTTACTAGCTACAACGCACCGGAGATTGAGGGCGTTGAAATAGAGTGGGCATGTCGGATTGAATGGGTAAAAAAAGCGTACTAGAGGGAGCTTATGATAAAGATCATTAAATTATTGCCACTTATTGCCGTTGTCGGCTGTTCCAGTGCCGTTGGCTGGGGTAAGCCCTATGAGGTGACCTACAAAAATGAAAGGAGCATAAGCATTAAATATGATCGCATTATGTCGGATATGGAGGATTTTGCTCCAATAGCTGAAAAGCATTGTGCTCAATACAAGAAAATAGCGTTTCCTTTGCCCGTAAATGAGGGGGTGCTTGGCTATTCAGGCCCGCCAACACAAGTTTTTGAATGTCGTAAATCCTCAGAATAGCAAAACCATGAGGATTGTTTCGGTTTGCGCTTTAATTCTGGTGGCCGGTTGCACGGACGCCGCAACCAAGATTGACGGCCAGCAGGCCCGACTCATGGGAAAAGAAACCAGCTATGTGGAAACGGATGACGGGTTCAAGATGGAATACAACATGTATTCCTTCGTGCCTGAGGGGCAGACGGCTCGCGATAACTGCGAAGCCAAGGCCAAAATAGTGGCTAAGCAGCTAGGCTATGCTGGCATCGATAAGGAAGGCTCCGCCTTTATCGTTGATCGTGACGAAATGACGGGTGTGCATAACTGCAAAGCAGGCGTGCGCGGAAAGGGTAAAGTAAGGTAGCTTCGTCTTTACAGCGCTGGATTTACTGACTGAAGGGCCTTTGCAATAGCAAGGCCCTTTTTTTATGGCTTGGTTAAGGCACAAAATATGAATATGCCGATATGGCATATTTTATTGTTGCATTGAATATGCCGATATGGCATACATTGCTTATCCACCACGGAGATAAGCAATGCGGAAATCAGCAGAAGAAATTCAAGACGAAATCCACGCCAATGCCGAAGGCGCACGGGATGCCAAAGCGTCTTTGCAAAAGAAGCTGGAGGCATTTCTCGCTAAGGAATGGAATGCAGATTTTGCCTTTGAAGGGCTGGAAAATTCGCAAGCTATCGAGTGCGCTGCATCCGACATGCTGGATGCCCTGATTGACAATGGCCACATCAATTACAGCGACTTCATTGATGAAGGGCGGCTCGTTGAGAACGACTGCCACTGGTCACAGCACAACCACAATTATTAAACCCCACCACGGAGCCAACATGCCTGTATCCACCAACATCAATCCTCCGCCAGCCTTGCACGGCAAGGTCGGTATCATTGGCCAGCCCATCTATGTGCTCGCCGAAACACTCCGCATCATGGCGAACGACCTGCGCTTGGCGCGAAGCTATTTCCTGCAGGGGCATTTTACCTGTGCGGCGAGCATGGCGCATTGCGTCAGCTTTTATTTCCCGGTTCTGGAAAAAGTGGGGGTTGGCCATGCAGCATAAATCGCACAACCGCCATCTTGGCGGATACTGGGAGCGCAAGTCAGTGCCATTTGAAAAGCGCTTTCGCCCCGGCCTGTTCGGCATTGTTGTGAGCCTTGGGGTAATCCTCAGCTTTGGGGCGCTGGGCTTCTTTATGTCTCAGGAAAACTCCGCCCGGCTCGGTGAAGTGCCGTCCTATGTGCTGGCTCAGGAATTACAGGGGCGAGGGGACGTTATGTCCACGCCGCTGTCTGATGGCTCCATTGGCATGATCGTGAGGGCCGACCATGAATAAGGCGCAGCACAAGCAGGAAGCAGAGGCTTTGGCTGATGCAGTTCTGAAAGCTTCGGGCAGTGCCCTTAAGCACTATTCCATGCAGCACACGAGGCAGGCAATATTTAACGCAGCGCAGGCGGGGATTGATAAGGCTCGGGCTGAGCTTTTGGCCGAAGCAGAATGGGCCTATGACGTTTTGCTAAACCAATGCGGCCTAGCGCCTGATTGTGAAGGGATGGAAGCGCTTAAATCCGCCATTGCCAAAGCGCGGGGGCAAGCATGAGCCAGCTCATCCGCAATATGCCCGCAGAGGAATACCATAGCCACCCAGCAATCAGCAAAAGCGGGCTGGACAGGCTCGCCGAAACCCCCGCGCATTACCGATGGTATGCCGACCACCGGGAGGAAATGCCAGAAACCGACGCCCTACGGATTGGCCGCGCCTTCCATACCATGCTGCTGGAGCCAAAGCTTTTCGACAAAGAGTGCGCCGTTGGCCCGGATGTCAGCCGCGCCACGAAGGAATGGAAAGCTTTTGCCCATGAAAATGACGGCAAGCTGCTGCTCAAGGGGGATGAACACAGAGAATTGCAGGCTATGTGCGCCAGCATTCTTGACCATCCCGCGGCGCGGGCCGTGCTTAGTGGCAAGGGAATGATTGAGCCATCCCTATTCTGGACGGATGAAACCACTGGGGTTGAATGCCGCGCCCGCTTTGACTGGCTGCGCTTTGACGGGCTTATCGTTGACCTGAAAAGCGCAACCGATGCCAGCCCGGAAACTTTCCAAGGCCATGCATGGAAGCACCGCTACCATGTGCAGGATGCCTTTTACCGTGAGGCCCATGAGCGCGTCACCGGCAAGCCTGCCGCTGGGTTTGTGTTTCTGGTGGTGGAGAAAAAGCCGCCTTACGCGGTTGCGGTTTACACGATGGATGATGCAGCCCGCGCCGCCGGTGACGTGACTTGGCGGAACAATCTCAGCCTTTATGCCCACTGCAAGGATGACGACCGGTGGCCGGCATACTCTCCCAAAATTGAAACCCTTTCACCGCCCCGCTGGGCATAACCTTAGAGGAACCAATGTCGAACAACTTACCAGCACTTGTCAGCAATAGCCGCTCACCCGCAATCGAGGTCATGCTTGATGATAAGCTTTTCGAGCGCGTCAAACTGGTTGCCAAATACATGGCGAGTGCCGAGGGTTTCACCCCCGGCCACCTGATTGGCAAAACCGAAGCTTGCTTTGCCGTAATCACGCGCAGCCTTACATGGAAGCTTGACCCATTTGCCGTGGCACAAAGCACCTATTCACCTGCACCGGGCAAAGTTGGCTTTGAGGGTAAGCTGTGTCAGGCGATCATTGAAAACAGCGGCGTCGTTGAAGGCGGCGTTGAGTATGAAGCCTATGGCGACTGGTCAAAGGTGCAAGGCAAGTTCGACATCAAATCGAACGAAAAGGGCAAAAAATACGCAGTTGCAACTTACACCGACCAAGACGAGCGCGGCCTTGGTGTGATTGCCCGCGCCCATGTGCGCGGTGAGAAAAAACCGCGTGAGTTCAAAATTGACCTGAGGGAAGCTCACCCCCGCAACTCTACCCTGTGGGCAACCAATCCCTACATGCAGCTTTGCTACCGTGCCGCTCGCGGTTTGGGCAACCTCGCTATGCCGGGAATCTTCATGGGTGTGCCGTTCGATGGAGACGTTGAGACACACTCAGGGCCAGATTATGCGAAAGACATTACCCCGCCCAAAGATAGCATCATCGACAACATTAACGCCTCCATTGGCGGCGAAAGCTCCCAGCCTACCGAGGCCATCCATGAAGGCACGGGCGAGGTTATTGAATCCGTCGCCGCTGCTGGAGCCAATGAGGCAAACCTTGCTGAGCTGCCGGAGCCGGAAGAGCAAGTCAGCCAAGCCGAGGAAGTGACGCTCGAATCCATTTCCAAAATGCCGACCAAAACCATTGCCGAAATTGAAAAGCAGGTGAAGGCGGCAATTAAACTGGTGGAGGGCGGCGAAGATAAAGCCGTCGTCTATGAGGCGATTAACTGGTCTAGCGCCCAATACCGCCTCAACAGCTTTGGCAAGGGCAGCCTCGTTGAAAAGATGCTGGCCGCCTAACGACGTTCCTGTGGTGGGAATCGTCAGCCTATCCGTGGGGACGCAAACAACACGGAGTTGGGGAAAGCCCCCCGCCGCACCCTGCTGCCCTTTTTGTGCAGCCCACCCATGCGGCACCGAGGCTTGACGGCGGGAGAGACCGCATCCCCAGCGGGAGGTGGGGTGGTTTGCATAGCCTACAACACCCGCAGTGGCATTCGGGTTTTCGCCATTCTGCGGAGTGGACTCCTACCGATGAAGCCTCCGCTGGCCACTGCGAGAGTGTGGCACCTGTGTTTCCCATGCGCCACCGGGCGCATCGGTAACACACCAAGGGAGAATGATCATGGCGTTTCATGGCGGCATTCAAGCCGAACAGCTCAAGCAGTTCATTGAGCGCATTGAAAAGCTCACGGAAGAAAAAGACGCCATCGCCGGAGACATCCGCGATGTGTACGCCGAGGCAAAGGCCAACGGCTATGACCCTAAAATCATGCGCGAGATTGTGAAGATTCGCGCAAAGGACAAAAACGACCGGGATGAATGGGAGCATTTGCTCGATACCTACAAGGCAGCCTTGGGCCTTATCCCGGCATTTGAACGCGCTGAGGGCAACGACCAGCTGGAGGCGGCTTAACATGAAGGCGAAACCAAGGACAAAGAAAGAGGCAGCCAAACCCGCCACGGTGGTGGCATACAAAGGCTTCATGCCGGGATTTATCTGCCGGGATTATCGTTACGAAATCGGCAAAACCCATCATCATGAGGGTGAGATCAAGCCTTGCAGCAACGGTTTTCACGCCTGCGAATATCCGCTGAGTGTCTTTGAGTATTATCCTCCGGCAGGCTCTGTTTTTGCTGAGGTTGAGCTTTCCGGCAAAATCAAAAAGGAAGCCGATAAGTCAGTTTCCTCCATCATCGCCGTCAAGGGAGAGGTCTCCATCAAGGGGTTGGTGGATGCCTCGATAGAATTCATCAGGAAAAACCTCGTGAAAGACGACAATCCTCTGGCGCACAACACGGGCGACTACAGCGCGGCCAGCAACACGGGCAACCGGAGCGCGGCCAGCAACACGGGCAACCGGAGCGCGGCCAGCAACACGGGCGACTACAGCGCGGCCAGCAACACGGGCAACCGGAGCGCGGCCAGCAACACGGGCGACTACAGCGCGGCCAGCAACACGGGCGACTACAGCGCGGCCAGCAACACGGGCTTCCGGAGCGCGGCCAGCAACACGGGCGACTACAGCGCGGCCAGCAACACGGGCTTCCAGAGCGCGGCCAGCAACACGGGCTTCCGGAGCGCGGCCAGCAACACGGGCGACTACAGCGCGGCCAGCAACACGGGCTTCCGGAGCGCGGCCAGCAACACGGGCTTCCGGAGCGCGGCCAGCAACACGGGCGACTACAGCGCGGCCAGCAACACGGGCAACCGGAGCGCGGCCAGCAACACGGGCGACTACAGCGCGGCCAGCAACACGGGCAACCGGAGCGCGGCCAGCAACACGGGCCAAAACGGGGTTGCCGCCGCCTTTGGCCTCGAATCAAAAGCTATGGCCGGGGATAAGGGCATCCTTATCGTCGCGTGGTGGGATGGCAAGGCTGATCGTAAGCGCGTCACGGTCGGCCATGTGGGCGAAAACGGCATAGAACCGAACGTCTGGTATCAGGCCGATGCGGCAGGCAAGCTCATCCCGGTTAAGGAGGCTGCGTGATGGAAACAAACCAAAGCCTTCGCCATCGCGTCAACCAGCAACGCCTTATCATCAAGGCTCAGGAGCGCGAGCTTAATGCGCCCATCACCCTGTCACTCATGCCCAAGCTTTTCTGCATTGCGCTGCTCCAAAGCCTTGGGTTCACCGTCACAACGGAAGAGGGGGTGCGATATGGCAAGAAAAACCCCGCATGAACGGTTGGAGGATGCCGTGCGCGAGCTACTGGATGCCGAAGATAGCCGCCTTTTTCACAATGACCGCACGCGATTCAACGAAATCAAGGAGCGCGTCAGACTTTCATTAATCGCAATCGACGTGGAGAGAGCCCATGCAAGACAATCAGGAACCAGAGAAACCCAAAACCCCACGACTGGGGAAGGCCCAGAAACGCCTCGTCGAAGCCATGAGGGGGGGGGGATCGTCTCTGTTATGAGATTATCGACACCGGAAACAAGCGGTATTTCATGCAGCAGAGCAGCATAAAGCTTCCCGGTGATGACTCCATTGAAGCGCTTATAAAGCGCGGGATGTTCCGGGCGTGCAATGACGGCATGTTTGGCTTTACCCAATCCTACGAGCTGGCGGAGGCCGCCCATGCCTAGGAAAAAGCTCAAGCCCGTGAAACTCCATGGCGCCGTTGCCAAGCTTCCTCTCCGTTTAAACCATCAACAACCGCGCACCAATGATTCCCAGCATTCCGCTCAAACCGGCGTTGCCTCTGCCTCGCCAATTCTCTCGCAGCCCAAGGATGACCAAGAATAAAGGCCCATTAGGTACTGACGCCATGTTGCAAGCCATCATCATGCAGGCTAAGGGCTGGTCGCCCGCTGAAATCGGGGATGAATTTCACCGAGAGGCGCATTCCATTGCTCAGATGCAGCAATGCGCCCGTTACAAAATGCTGGCGCGTTCGTGGGTGGAATCACAGGGGATTATCGACTTGGCTTGTCAGGCGCTGGCAGACGAGCTGGAATACACCCCTAAGCGCGGCTGCTACTTATTGAACGGTGTTCCGGTGAATGCATGGCGGCTAGCCGACAAGCTCATTGAGCGCCTGCATGAAACCGGATTACCTGTGCCGAAGGTGACAAGGCAATGAGCGGGTATATATCACCACCAATCAAGGGCTTAATTCAGGTGATTGCCAAAGCGGTCGCCGATGAGTACCGTAAAGAAATTAACCAATCTAAGGCGAACCCAAGTGAAAGCCGCAATTTACGCCAGATTCAGCAGCGATAAGCAGCGCGACAGCTCCATTGCCGACCAGTTTTATAACTGTGAGCGCATGGCGGAGCGGCTTGGCTTTATGGTGGTGGCGCGGTTTGAGGATAAAGCCATTACCGGCACGCACCGAATGCGTCCGGGCTACCAGCTCATGCTGGATGCAGCCCAGCGGGGCGATTTTGATGCGCTGATTGTGGATGATCTGTCCCGTCTCAGCCGGGACAATATCGAAACCCAGCAGATTATCCGTGAGTTTAAGTACCGGCGGCAGCGCGTGGTTGCCATATCTGACGGCTTTGACAGCAACGACAAGTCCTACAAGCTGCAAGCCGGGGTGCGCGGCATCGTCAACGATATCTACATTGACGACCTGCGCGAGAAAACCCGGCGCGGTATGGCCGGAAAGGCGAGGGATGGCAAATGCACTGGCGGTAGCACCTACGGCTACCGGCGCAAGCCTGTTTATGACGCGGCGCGTATGGATGAATTTGGTCGTCCCTTGGTGGTGGAGGTTGACCGAGAGGTTGACCCTGAGCAAGCAAAGTGGGTGGTGCAAATATTTGAATGGTACGTTGCCGGACATCCTGTCGCATGGATTGCGTCAAAGCTGAATGAGAAGGGGGTTCCATCCCCACGAGGTAGCACATGGTGCCGCAGTGCCATATACGGTGATATGAAGCGCAATACCGGCCTGCTGAATAATCAAATCTACATTGGCAAGGTGGTGTGGAACCGACGCGAATGGGTTAAAACACCCGATGGCAAGCGCCGCCCCATTGAGCGCGATATGAGCGAGCATGTGGCGGTAGAGCGCCAAGATCTGCGTATCATTTCAGACCAGTTGTGGCAGGCAAAGGTTGAGCGACAAAAAGCAGCCTTGAACCCACACGGGCCGCGTCGCAAGGGCACTGAGAAATACCTGTTCTCTGGCCTGCTGAAATGCGGCGAGTGCGGCGGGAATTTCATCCTTACGGGGGTGGACTATTACGGTTGCGCCCGCCATCGTGATCGCGGGCCACATGCGTGCAGCAATAAGCTGACAATCCGCAGAAGCGTGGTTGAGTCCAGACTTTTGCAAGGCATTCAGGAGCAATTGCTATCGCCGGAGGCAATGCGGGAATTCCTCAAAGAGTGCAATTCGCTCATCGGCCAGATGGAAACGGTTTATGCTGCCGAGCGAAAACAGCTTGAAGGCCGCATGAAACAGGTCAATGCTGAGCTGGATAATCTCATGAGCTTCATCAAGGCAGGCACAGCGCTGCCCTCTATTGTTGAAGAAATCAAAAAAGCCGAGGACGAAAAGCGCCGGTTACAACTTTTGTTGGATAATGCCCAGCCATCCTCTGCCGAGGTCATGCACATGGTGCCGAGGGCACTGGAGCGCTACAGAGAATATGTAGGCAGCCTTGGCCGCATCAATGCCGATCTGATAACCGAGGCGCGGGAACACCTCAAAATCCTTACCGGCGGCGAAGTGCGCTTAATGGCAGAGGATGACAGGCTGTGGGCAGAGATGGCGGGAGACTACACCGCCCTTATCGGCGGCAGTTCGACACTGGTGGTTGCGGGGGCCGGATTTGAACCGACGACCTTCAGGTTATGA